CGGCAAAGAGGAGAAGATGTGGCAGGAGTACCCCTCGACGCCTGAGGAGGCCTTCCAGCAGTCCACGGCCGGCCACTACTACGCCAAGGACTTGGTGCTGCTGCGCAAGCGCGGCGGCATCTGCCAGGTGCCCGTGCTCGACCTGCCGGTCTACACCTTCTGGGACATCGGCAACAGCGACGGCACGGCCATCTGGTTCATGCAGCTGCTGCGCGGCGAGGACCGCTTCATCGGCTACTACGAGGAGCACGAGGAAGACCTCCGCCACTACGCGCGCCACCTCCAGGAGCGAGGCTACCTCTACGGTGGGCACTTCCTGCCGCACGACGCCGACCACAAGCGCCTCGGCGACTACAACCGCAGCACGAAGGAGCAGCTGCAGCTTCTGCTGCCCGGCCAGGCCTTCTTCATCGTGCCGCGCGTCACCGAGCTGATGACCGGCATCTATGCCGTGCGCAAGCACATCAAGGGCGCCTACTTCGATCTGAATGGGACGGAGGAGGGCATGAAGCGCATCCAGGGCTACCGCAAGAAGTTCAGCCAGTCGGAGAGCCGCTTCCTAGACCAGCCCGACAAGAGCAACGGGTGCAGCGAAGGCGCTGACGCGCTGCGCCAGTGGGCACAAGCCAAGGAGCTCGGGCTGCTCGACAGCCTGACCGAGAACAGCAGCTACGTGGAGGCCCCGGAGGCTGCCTGCGTGTGAGGACCACCACCATGACGAACCAGACCAACGACCTCGACCCCGTGGACACGCCCGATGGCGATGTGCCGCTCTCGCTCGCCGAGTACCACCAGATCCTCGAAGAGATCGACAGCCAGCCGCGCGCGTGGCGCCGCATTGCCGACCGGGAAATGGACTACGCCGACGGCAACCAGCTCGACACCGAGCTGATCCGTCACATGAAGGCGCAGGGCATCCCGACCACGATGGAGAACCTGATCGGCGCATCGCTGGAGGGCATCCGTGGCTACGAGGAGGCGAACCGCACGGACTGGCGCGTGACCTCCAACGGGCAGCCCGGGGGACAGGACGTGGCGGACGCGATCAGCTTCAAGCTCAACGAGGCCGAGCGGAAGAGCAAGGCCGACGACGCCTGCAGCGGCGCCTTCTATCCTCAGATCGCGGTGGGCATCGGCTGGGCCGAGGTGTGCCGCAACTCCGATCCCTTCGACTACCCCTACCAGTGCAACGTAATCCACCGCAACGAGATCCACTGGGACTGGGCCAGCACCAAGCTGGACCTGAGCGACGCGCGGTGGTTGCGCCGCCAGCGGTGGATGCACCCGTCGCGCCTGGCGCGCGTCTTTCCTGACCAGAAGGAGCTGATCCGCCGCTACGGCCGCGCCGGCATCAACTGGTGGGCGGAGTTCGACGAGACGCAGCACGGCGGCGGCAGCACGGGCCTGAACCGGGCGTGGGATGTGGCGCGCGAGTGGACCCGCCTCGAAGACCGGTGGTTCAACCCGATGAACAAGGAGGTGTGCGCCTCCGAGCTGTGGTACCGCCGGTGGTCCGATGTGATCGTGCTCAAGAGTCCGGACGGCCGCGTGGTGGAGTACGACGAGAACAACCCGGCGCACGTCTTCGCCCTGGCCAAGGGGCGCGTGCAGTTCATGCGCGCCACCGTGGCGAAGGTCCGCCGCAGCTATTGGCTCGGCCCGCACGTCCTCTTCGACGGCCCCAGCCCATATGCGCACCGCTACTTCCCGTACGTGCCGTTCTGGGGTTTCCGCGAGGACGGCACCGGCGTGCCCTTCGGCTATGTGCGTAACCTGATGGACCAGCAGGACACGCTGAACAACGGCAATGCGCGCCTGCGCTGGGGTATGAGCTCCTACCGCACCGAGCGCACGAAGGGCGCCGTCGACATGCCCGACGACGTGTTCCGCCGCACCATCAACCGCCCGGATGCAGACATCGTGCTGAACGCGGCGCACATGGCACAGCAGGGCGCCCGGTTCGAGGTGAAGCGCGACTTCCAGGCCAACGCCCAGCAGCTCGAGCAGCTCCAGAACGCCCGCAATGCGATCGAGCGCATCAACCCCGCCGCCGCGGGTGCGTTCTCTGGCCGGCGCGGCACTGCCAACAGCGGCATCCAGGAACAGACACAGGTGGAGCAGGCCAACCAGTCGCTCGCGCACATGATGGGCAACCAGAAGCGGGCGCGTACGCTGGTGGGAGAAATGCTGGTGGCGATGATCGTGCAGGACATCGGCTCAAGCCCGCACGCGGTCGTCATCGAGGGCGACGACGTGACGCCAGAGCGCACCGTGGTGCTCAACAAGCCTGAGGCGGACCCGCTCACCGGCGTTCCCTACCTCTCCAACGATCTGCAGCGCACCCTGCTGCAGGTCGGTTTGGAAGATGTGCCCAGCTCGCCAACCTACCGCGGGCAGCAGCTCAACGCACTGTCCGAAGCGATCAAGAGCCTGCCGGCGCAGTACCAGGCCGCGGCCATGCCCTTCCTCGCCAGCCTCATGGACGTGCCGTTCAAGCGGGCGCTCGTGGAGGCTCTGCGCGCCGCCTCGGCGCAGGAGACGCCCGAGCAGGTGGAGAAGCGCATCCAGGAGGCGGTGCAGGACGCGCTGGCAAAGGCCGGCAACGACCTCAAGGCCCGCGAGCTCGACATGAAGGAGCGGCTGACCGAGGCCCAGATCAAGCAGATCATGGCCCAGGCGGTGCAGACCGGCGTGCAGGCGGCCTTCGCGGCGATGCAGGGCGGCGCGCAGGTGGCGCAGATGCCGATGATCGCGCCGATTGCCGACGCCATCATGCAGGGCGCAGGCTACCAGCGGCCCACGCCGGGCGGCGACGACCCGAATTTCCCGACGCCTGCGCAGACGGCCGCCATGAACATCAAAGACCCCTACATCCAGGGGCAGGGGCCGGCCGCGCTGGCGGCTCAGGAGGAAGCTGCTGCTGCACCGCTGGTGCGCGAGAACACCAGCCCGACATTCCCGGCGCGCGCGGGGGCGGGGGCCAGCGGCATGGACGGCATCGAGACGGCGCGCACCACCGACAACGTGCCAGCATAGGCAGTGGCGGCGCGTAAAGTACGGGCTTCCCAAATCCTGGTGAGCCTATGACAGACCTCACGGCAGCCGCATCAGATCCCAATGGCCGGCGCGCTCCCCCTCGGAGTCTTTTCAAATACTTCTCCCCTGCGGGAACCAGATTTTTAGCGAACTGGCATCTTCGATTCAGCCAGCCCGGGGCCATGAATGACCCGTTTGAATTCAGCCCACATGTTGAAAGTTGGGGCACCGCTGAAGAAGAGCTTGCGAAGGTCGACCAGATGTGGGAGGAAAGCACAATCAGGGAGTATGAGAGGCAGTCGGAGGGGTTTCGCGCGCGTGTCAGCCAGGAAGAGTTTCTGACGAAGCTTCGGTTGAAGTACAAGGCGACTGATGTTGCACGGGCGCACGACAGCATCCGGCAGAAGGCCTACCAATTGATGGCACAGGGAGTTACAGACATGGCGAACTCCGCTATCGGCGTGTTGTGTTTGACCGAGGAGCCGGCCAACCTGCTGATGTGGGCTCACTACAGCGAAAGCCATACCGGCTTCGTTGTGGAGTTCGATACCGAGCACGAGTTCTTTCAGAGCAAGGTGCCTCCGGCGCACGTGAAGGCCGAGGCGCAAGAGATCGCGGACTTTCCGACGGAGTACGGCTTCATGCGGCCTGTGAGTTACTCGGAAGCACGCCCGGCTGTCGTGCTTACACAGATGAGCTTCGGTGCGTTCTTGGTGAAGGGTTCCCCATGGGCCTATGAGCGCGAATGGCGCATGCTGATGCCGCTGAACTACAGCCAAACACCGTACAAAGGGCCCTACCGATTTCCCGTGCACCTGTGGCCCATTCCGAAGGCGGCGGTCCGCAGAGTCATTGCCGGCGCCAACGCCACTATGGCCGTCATCGAGAGCATCCGCCGGCTCTCGGCCGACCCTGAGGCACGACACATTCAACTGCAATATGCGCAAGTTGATCGCGAACACTTCAGCATGTCGTTCGCAGACCTGCCTCCTGCCTAGCCCCCTGTAGGGTTCGCTCGAACCCAAGCCGCTGAAGACGATTGCTCCGTCAACGGGTAGCGGCCAAGACAACCAACCCAGAGCCCTGTGCTCTGGCATCCCAGCCCCGCAAGGGGACCGGCCGCTACCGGGGATGCCAGACCACAGGGCTTTCGTCTTCCCAGGAGCCCTATGAGCAACTTCAGCCACATCATCATCCCGACCGTCGGCCGCGTCGTCTGGTTCTATCCAGCGTCGAAGACCGGCGAGGCGGGTTTCGCCTGCAACGAGAGCGGTGGCCCCTACGCGGCCATCGTTGCCCGTGTCTGGAACGACAGCATGGTCAACCTCGCCGTCTTCGATGCGAACGGCACCGTGCACAGCAGGACCAGCGTGCACCTGGTGCAGGGAGACGAGCCCGCGCCCGACAGCGCGTTCTGTGGGTGGATGCCCTTCCAGAAGGGTCAGGCCGCCAAGCAGGACGCGCAGCAGGCCAAGGACACGAACGGCGGGCCGCGCTTCCGCACCCATCGCGATGAGCTCGAGCAATCTGCCGCGCACGCAATCGCCACGCGCGTCGCCGAGCTGGGCGCCAACGGCGCGCGAATCGGCCACGAGGTTCGGCAGGCACTGGATGCGCTGGTGAACTACGGCGCCAAAGCGGCGGAGCCGGCTGCCAAGGATCACGCCTCGCGCGTGCTCTACCCGGCGATCCGCAACGCCATGGAGGAGCTCGGGACGTTGCACCACGGCTTCAATGATCGCGTCAACCGGGCGTGGAACTACCTGCACAGCGCGTTCTACAGCGAATCGCCGGCACCCGCTTCCGCGCCCGGCTTGCGCTGCACCCTCGCGAAGGACGAGACGTTGGTGCGGCTGCAGGTGCGAGACGATCATCGCGAGGAGCCTGTGGTTGCCGCCGCCCTGGACTCCCTCCGCGGGTGCGTCCACAACACTTTGGACGACGGGCTGATGCACCACATGACCGGCACGGCCGGAGTGCCGCGCGCCGTCACCGAAACAGAGTTGGCCGCCAAGGCGGTGGGGCCGCGCGTCACCGAGGCCGACATCGAGGCAGCCATCGCCAGCGAGCACTACTTCACCGCGGGCGAAGGGATTGCGGGGCGTTGCTACCGGGAAGTATCGACGCTTCACTCTCCGCGGGAACTGGAGCACGTCACCGTCTGCGTGCTGATCCTGCACAACGGCACGAAACTGGTAGGCGTGAACGAGGGGCCAGTGTCGCCGGAGAACTTCGATCCCGAGATCGGCCGGCGGTATGCGCGCGAGAAGGCCATCGATCAGGTGTGGCCGCTACTCGGCTACGAGCTGCGCACCCGGCTCGCTGGCTCGGGCACCTGAGGGGCACGCGATGGCGACGGCGATATCTCGCTCAGCCTGGCCGCACTTCCGGTCAGCGTCTCTCAGCTTCCGCCTGCTGGACGGCTCTATCCGGGAGCCGGTGGCAGGGGCGGTGGAGTTCGTCCTGAGCCAGGAGGAATTCGGCATGGTGCTGCGCGGCTGCGCCGTCTATCGAGTGGAAGGCGCAATGGTGTTTCGAGCCGATCAACAGGTCGACACCTCGCGCCTGCTCGCCACCGAGGCGCGCCGCGCGGACTTCGACCTCTGCAGGGCGTGTCTCCTCGATATCGTTGCCCAGGTACGCGAGTACAACGCCGTGGTTCTCCCCGTGCCCAACGACTGATCCGACCTATGGAAGCGATCACCACAACCACGGCCACCAACAGGGGCGAGCCGTCTCCGTCGATCGATCAGATCCTCGCCTCGATGGAGCTTCTGCTGCGCGACCCGCTGCCGCCGGAGCCGCTCGGCGAGTACATGCGGTCGAAGGGCATGCCGCCCGAGCTGGGCTACATCTTCGTCCTGCCGGAGAGCATGCGCGGCGAGCTGCTGTTCCCACCGCGCTACGTGCGCTTCAGCCCGAGCACCTCGGCACCGTTCATCTTTCTGCGGCCCGAACTCGTCGCCCCCCTGTAGGGTTTCACGAGAGCGCGAGCACTCGGCAAAGTCGTGCTCAAGCGTGATGCGAAAGCAAAGCGTGAAGTAGCCCGCTCGTGAGAGCCGGCACCTCCCTCGAAAGAGCGCGAGGTAACTCCCCCAGCTGGAGGTGTACGGGGTGGGGCTTCGGCCCCGCCCGGTGCTCCGAATGCGGATGTCCCTAGCGGCCACGGCGACATGTGGCGGACGAGCATGACGGCAACAACCGACAACTTCTTTGACAGCATCAACGGCGCACTGACGCCGGAGCAGGCTCTCCAGGCATTGAGCTTGGAAGAGAAGGGCGATACCGGCGCCAAGCCGGAAGACGGTGGCGCGCCCACGACCACCACTGCAACCGACGATCAGCCCGGTGCGGCTGAGCCCACGAAGGGCAACGAGCAAACCGACGAGACGAAGGGCAAGGCCGATGGCGCCCAACCCATCCCGGAAGACCAGCAGACCGCGGACAACACCGTGGTCCTGGCCAGGGACGGCAAGCACACCATCGACTTCAGCCACCTGGACAAGGCACGCCAGCAACGCGACACGTACCGGGCCGAGGCAGAGGACGCGAAGCGCCAACTGGCGGACCTGCAAGCGCAGGCGAAGGCCCGCGAGAACGAGGGGCAGGCCCCGACCAAGACCGACAACATGGTTGCCACAGCAGAGGCGGCGATGTCGAAGGGCGTGGACCCGGGCCTGTTCGGCGACTTCTCGGAAGAGGCGCTGGCAGCTGGCATCGCCAAGCTGGTGCAGCAGCAGGTAGAGGAGCGCGTCGGCAAGGCCGTCGCACCGCTGCAGGCCAAGCAACAGCAGGACGCCGCCACCGCGCACTACGAGGCCATCTACAAGGCGCACCCCAACGCTGACTCCATCGTGGAGAGCGCCGAGTTCAAGGCCTGGGTGGATGCCCACCCGAGCGCGGTCCGCGCTGCGTACTGGCAGTTGTTCGACCCGAAGACGGGCGGGACGGCTGAGCAGATCGTCGAAGTGTTCGATGCCTTCACGAAGGGCAACAAGGAAGCTCCTACGCCCGCAGCCTCTGACAAGGCTGCGGCCACGGCCGCCGCGGCGTCCGCGCGGAAGGAACCCCCTGCAAGCCTGTCCGGTATCCCCGGCGGGCGCGCGGACGGGCTCTCTCCGCACGAGCACATGGCAGGCATGGGTGGCGTCGACATGTACGCGGCCATGGAAGGCATGAGCCCCGCACAGATCGAAGCCTTTCTGAACAAGCAACTCTGATTGCACCAGGCATCGCCGGGAGGCGAGGCCCATCCCATCGAAGGAGGACTCCATGTCCGAAAGCAAAACGAACGTCCCATCGGGTGCGACCGGCGCCATGATCCAGCAGGCGGTAGGGGTCTTCCACACCTGCATGCAGCGCAACACGACGCTGAACCGCCTCACGGGCAAGATGCCCACCATCGAGAACGCCATCGCGGGCGCGAAGCGTCAGTCGAAGCCCACGATGCCCATCGTGCGCGCCGACGACCTGGGCAAGAACAAGGGTGACGAGATCACCTTTCACCTCGACAACCCGATCAGCGGCTACCCGATCATGGGCAGCGAGTACGCCGAGGGCAAGGGCGTGGGGATGTCCTTCTCCGAGGACCGCCTGCGTGTGAACCAGGCGCGCTTCCCGGTGGACATGGGCAACACCATGACCCAGATCCGCAGCCCCTACGACCTGCGCCGCCTGGGCCGCCCGAAGGCGCAGCAGCTGATGAACGACTACATCGACCAGTCGATCCTCGTTCACATGGCCGGCGCGCGCGGCTTCCACGACAACAAGATCGAGTGGCGCGTGCCGCTCGCCTCGCACCCGAAGTTCAAGGAAATCATGGTGAACCGGGTGAAGGCGCCGACGCGCAACCGGCACCTGGTGGTCGGCGGCGGCGCGGTGGGCGAGGTGAAGGCGAACGCTGGCGAGCTGACCATCGCCACGACGGACATGTTCACCATGGATGCGGTGGACTCGCTGCGCTCGTGGATGGACCAGATCCCGCTGCCGCCGCCCCCGGTGGAGTTCGAGGGCGACCTGGCCGCCACCGACAGCCCGATCCGCGTTGCGCTGGTGTCGCCCGCGCAGTACAGCGGCTTCGCCACGAACCCGGACTTCCGTAGCTTCCAGGCCAACGCCTATGCGCGCGCCCGGCTGGCGAAGGACCACCCGCTGTTCCTCGGCGACGTGGGCCTCTGGAACGGCATCCTCATCGTGAAGATGCCCAAGGCGATCCGCTTCTACGCTGGCGACCAGCTCAACTACTGCGCTGCGTACGACAGCGAGGTCGAGTCCAGCGTCGTCGTGCCGGCGTCGTTCGGCACCACCTTCGCCGTGGATCGCGCGCTGCTGCTGGGCGGCCAGGCGCTGGCGCAGGCCTTCGGCAGCTCGGAGCACAGCGGCATCCCGTTCTTCTGGTCGGAAGAGAAGGGTGACCACGGCGACAAGCTCGAAATCCTGATCGGCGCCATCCTGGGCATGTCGAAGATCCGCTTCGCAGTGGACCACGGCGACAGCACCCAGTTCACCGACCACGGCGTGACGGTGCTGGACACGGCCGTTCGCATCATCAAGCCGCGCGGCTGATGACCTCGGGGGCCGGCTGCGGTTGGCCTCCGCCTTCACCTTTCTCGAATCACACAGGAGGCCAACATGGCAACCATTAAGAAACTGGGGCTGGGCCTGCAGCAGTTCGGCGGCTTCACCCCTTACGGCAACCTCACCACGCTGCGCGCCGCGCTGCTGACCGCGGCCGATGGCGGCGCGCTCAACGCGGACAGCGCCACGCCCCTCGGCATCGGCGATGTCGTGGTGCTCGACAAGCTGCCCGAGGGCATGGTGCTGGAAGACGCGCAACTGATCGTGTCGACGGCGATGACCGCCGCAGTAACCGGCTCGCTGGGCTTCATCTACGCCGACGGTGTGGACAGCGCCGACGTGCCGCAGGACGCCGCGTATTTCGGTGCCGGCCTGGCGCTCAACGCGACCGGCCGCCTGCGCGCCGCCACCGCCAAGGTGCCGGTGAAGCTGCCCAAGCCCGCGCTGCTGGTGCTGACCATCGCAGGCGCGGCCAACGCGAAGGCTTCGCGCGTGGACGTGATCGTGCACGGCGAGCGCGGCGGCCCGAAGTAATCGACACCTGAGCCGAGCGGGGCGGGGCCATGTGCTTCGCCCCTTCGTCACATCCAAGAGGAGCAACCCATGTCCGCCAGCCAACTCGTCGCCATCACCTACATCGGCACGGAAACGCCGTTCCAGGACCGCATCTACCGATCGCGCCTGACCTTCGACCCCGACCAGACCCGCGAGGTGCCGGCCGAGCTCGCTGCCAAGTTCCTGCTGCACGCAGACGTGTTCAAGGCGGCCGACGAAAAGGCTGCCGAGGCGACCGCGAAGAGCAAGAAGGCCGCCGCGCCGAAGGACGACACGGCGGAGACGCTCGAAGCCGCCCAGAAGGCCGAGGAGGAGCGGCGCCAGAAGGAGGGCCAGCGCTTCGAACTGCACCAGCAGATCGACAAGATGGACAAGCAAGCGCTGCGCGACTGGACGAAGACGAAGTTCCAGCAGGAGCTGCCCGGCAACCTCGGCATCGAGAAGATGCGCGATCGCGTCAAGGGCTTCGTGGATCAGTTCGGAGCCCCATGACCCTGCAGGACTTGATCCGGCGCTTCCGCGTCCTGGCCAACGACAAGCGGCAGCCCTATTTCTGGGCAGATGCCGATGTCGTGGACTGGCTGAACGATGCCGAGCGGCAGGCTGCGGTGCGCGGCCGGCTGCTGCGCGAGGACGCGGACCCTGAGGTGTGCCGCATCGCGCTCGCATCGGGGCAGGCGGTGTACCCGCTGCACGCGGCGGTGTTCGAGATCATCAGCCTGCGCCTGCTGCCAGTCAACGGCGACCGCGCGCGCTCGATCAGGCTCGTTTCGCGCGAGTGGCTGGATGCCGAGGTGCCCGGCTGGCGTGAGCGTGTAGACCCGGCGTGCTTCGCGATCCAGGATGACACTTCCTTGCGCCTGGTCGGCACGTTCGAGGCCGGCGATGTGCTCGTGCTCGAGTGCTATCGGACGCCCCTGGAGTCAATGGCGCTGCCCCCGGGCGGCTCGCCGCCGCCGGTGGTCCGCAGCACGCCCGATATCCATGCGACGCACCACGAGCACCTGCTGCTGTGGGCGTTGCATAAGGCTTTCAGCATCCCCGACACCGAGACGTTCGACCCGGCACGCTCGGACAGGGCTGAAGCGGGCTTCACCGCCTACTTCGGGCCGATGCCCGATAGCGACCTCCGCCGTATCACGCGCGAGGATGTTCCACATCACAACGTGCTGATCCTGCCATGAGCACGACCCTTGTTCACGTAGAGCTCCGCGTCGGCGAGACGGTGCGCATCGGCAACACGCTGGTGACGCTCTCTCAGAAGTCGGGACAGCGCGCGCGTCTCGCCATCTGCGCCGACGCGAACACCCCCATCCAGCGCCCAGCCGGGCGCGCAACCACTGGCGCGCAGGAGTGCGCTTCTTCCGCTGAAGAGGCCGCAAATGGCAAACACCCTGTATGACGCTGCGCGGCAGCGCTTCCTGGAAGCTCAGCTCAACTGGGCGACCGACACCATCAAAGTTCTGTTGGTGGACACTGGCGCCTACACGCCGCAGACGGCCATCCACCAGTACCTCGCGGACATCCCGATCTCGGCGCGCATCGCGGGCCCCGTGACGCTGACCGCGAAGACCACCACCGGCGGCGCGGCCGACGGCGCGGACGTGACGTTCACGGCTGTCTCGGGCGCGAGCATCGAGGCCATCGTGATCTACCGCGACACGGGCACCGAGGCGACCTCGCCGCTGATCGCTTTCATCGACACGGCCACGGGCCTGCCAATCACGCCCAACGGCGGCGACATCATCGTCACCTGGGACAACGGCACCAACAAGATCTTCAAGGTCTGATCGTGGGGGGCGCAGGAGTGCAGGACACGCAATCTCTCGCGGCGCCGCCGCAGAAGCCGCCGCCGATCATCATCGGCGTGGAGGGCATCGCCCCGAAGCCCATCGAGCTGACGCCGGCCATCGTGCCGGGCATCAACTGGCGCATGGTGGGCGCGCTGCCGCCGTTCCAGATGTTCGTCCACGAGCTGGCGCCGTGCCCGCCGGGGCGCGACAGCCAGGAGTGGGCCATCGACTACGCGCTGCGCTTCGCTGGTCAGCGTGGCGACGACGTGCTCATGGGCGAGTACAGCGCCTGGCACGCGGCAAAGGGGTACTGGCCGAACGAAACGCCGCTGGGCGTGCTGAAGGACTGAGGGAGCGCGAGTATGGGCCACCGAATCGCCGGCGTCCTCTACGGGGAGAACATCGTTGGCCGCATTCTTGAAGTGCGGCAAGGCCTTGATCCGTTGCTGGTGTCTTCAGATCTGATTTCCTACCCCGGCTCCGTCGGGAGCAGCGGCGCGTTTGCCGCGCTTGCACCGGACTTGAAGGCCGGTGTGGTCACGTTCAACAGCGGCATCTCGGGGTCGAATTTTCGCTACTACCCTGACATGAACACGATGGCCAACCCAGTGACGCCGGCCGCCGGCTTTGCTGCAACCACCACGGTGTGCGCGATTTCGAACGATCACTACGCGGTCGGCGGCACCAGCTCTCCCTACCTCTACGTCTTCAAGCGGAGCGACCACTCGCTGGTCACGGTGGCCACGACCAACCTCGGCACCATCTATGCGTTGGACTTCTCGCCGGACGGTACAAAGCTGGCGGTGACGCACGGCAGTTCGCCCTATATCCGCGTCTATAACACCTCGACGTGGGCTTATACCGATGCGGTGACGGTGCCCGGCGGCGGTGGCAATTACGGACTCGTGTTCACCTCGGATAGCACGCGCTTTGTCGTGATGTGTGCTTCTTCGCCCTTCATTTCGATCTACAACGCTACGACCATGGTGCGAAGCTACGGCTACACCGCGAGCAGCAAGTACACCCCGACGACCAACTACATCCGCCCCCTCGCGCGGCATCCCACTACGGCAAACTCGATCTTGATGGCGTTCGGCACCTCGCCGTTCATCGCGGAGTTCAATGCGGACACCCAGGTCTTCACGGATTTCACTGCCCTGACGACCGGTGGCGTGATCGGGCCGGGCTACAGCCTGACGGTCGATCCAGATCCAACGGAGGACGCGGTCTACCTCCGCCACAACACTGGTTCGACATCGCCAACCCGGACGATGTCGAAGTTCAGGATCTCCACGCGCGCACCGTTCCCGGCGCAGTCGCCACTGTTCCGCAACGCCATGTGGGGCAGCACTGGCGCGCTGACGCCATTTGTCATCACTTACGACACCCCCTACAAGATCACGGGCACGGTGCGGGACATCAGCAACAACCCCGTGGCGCGCGTGGTGCGCGCGCATCGACGAGATACCGGTGAGCTCGCCGCCCAAACCACCTCGAGCGCGAGCACCGGCAACTACGACCTGCGCGTGCCGGACATCGGGCCTTACGACGTGCAGTTCATGACGGCCGCCGGCGAGCTGCTGAACGACCTGTTCTACGCGCAGACGGAGCCGCAACCGGTCTAGCGATGCCGTACACGCCCCCGACCAGCCCGCTGAACGCTTCGTGGGTCGGGGCACCGACCTACCGAGGGCCCGCGCGCGTCATCCTCGGCACCTGGGTCACGCCGAATC